ACTGCACACTCCGAAGGAGTGGGCGGGGCTACGATAAAAGGTTCTTGCCTCTAATAACTAAAAAGTGCAGCTAGGGTAGCTCCCGAAAGTCTAGAACCTGACTAGATTGCTGCACTAATTAAATCAGGCCAATCAACAGGAGATTGGAAATGGATAAGGATTTAGTGCGCTTTTATTCGTTTATTTTAGATTTTGCAGATGAAAATGCATGTTGGGAGTGGACTGGTTCTACTCATGATGGTTACGGGAAGTTTCATTTTAGAAATCGAGCGGTAATAGCCCACAGGTGGCTTTATCAATATTATGTTGGAATAATTCCTATGGGATATGTTATAGATCATAAATGCAACAATAGAAAGTGTGTTAATCTTACACATTTACAAGCCATTACACGTGCAGAAAATTCACGTAAATCTGCCGTGGGAAGATCAAAGTTAGCTTTTTGTTTACGTGGGCACGAAAGAAAACCGGAGAATTTGTATCCAGATGGATATTGTAAATTGTGTGCGGCGCTGAGGAAATCTTATGTCCGATAAGACTTGGAATTATGAGTACCCAGGAGGTTTAGATTGGACTCCGGGTTCTAAATTACATCAAGACACGGTAAGTAAATTAATTCGTTATGCGCAAGATGCCGCAAGTAATATCCAGGAGCGTTATAGTTCATGGCATGAAATGGATAAAAAGTTACAGGCTTACATATCAATTGACAAGAAAGAAAAGAAAGTTATTGCGGACGATCCTCGTAAGCCTGTGTCTATTGTTTTTCCATATACCTATGCTATTCTTGAGACACTTGTTTCGTATCTGGTTGCTGCATTTACGCCGGAACCATTATTCCGCTATGAAGGTGTATCACCGTCTGATATTGCAGGTGCAACTCTTATGGAGAAAGTGATTAATCTTCAATGTAATAAAAGTAAAGTGATTTTAAACTTGCATACTTTTTATCGTGATTGTTCGGCTTATGGTCTGGGAATTGTGGCGCCACAATGGATGATTAAACGTGGAAAGAAGGTGCAGAGTGTACGAGATGGTATCTATGATGGGAATGGAACTTTTCGTGAAACTAGAAAATACAAACGCACAGAGTCGGTGGTGTTATTTGAAGGAAATGCCCTTGACAATATTGACCCGTATTGTTACTTGCCAGATCCGAATGTACCAATACACCAACCCCAACGTGGGGAATTTGTAGCATGGATGGATTCGGACTCTTATGTTAATCTTTTATGTGACGAGGAGGTTGACGGAGACTTATTTAACGTTCGATATTTAAAGGATATGTCAACTAAATCGACATCTATTTTCGGAGAAACATCGCGTTCTCAGACCCGTCGTCGAGATAATTGGACACGGCAATTTACGAACACGGCTTTATTGGAGCCTGTTGATTTATTAAATATAATGGTGAAGTTGATTCCTAAAGAATGGGATTTGAGTGATTCGACTTATCCCGAAAAATGGATGTTTATGGTAGGTGCTGATAGAGTCATTATTAAAGCGAAACCATTAGGCTTAAACCACGACATGTTTCCAGTTGCTGTAGCTGCTCCGGAATTTGATGGGTATTCTCCAGTTGCGTTTTCTCGATTGGAAATTTTATCCGGCATGCAAACTGTCGTAGATTGGATGTTTAATAGCCATGTTACGAATGTTCGAAAAGCAATTAACGATCTTATTATTGTGGACCCGTATTTACTTAATCTTCCAGACCTCGAAAACAGCGAAGCTGGTGGGATTATTAGATTGCGTCGTCCAGCGTGGGGGCGCGGCGTGGAAAACGCGGCTATGCAGTTATCTGTCGTCGATATTACTAGAAATAACGTTGCGGACGTTAGTTTTGTCATTGATTTTATGCGGCAAATTGCGGGTACGGACAATCCGTTTATGGGGAATTTGCGAGGTGGAGGACCAGAACGACTTACAGCAAAGGAGTTTCAAGGCACAGCGGCAGGCGCAATTAATCGACTTGAACGAATCGCAAAGGTAGTTGGCGTTCAGGCTATGCAAGATATTGGCTATATGTTCGCCATGCATTTGCAGCAATTTATGAGCGAGGATGTTTATGTTAAAACAGCGGGAGAATGGCCGGATAAAATATTACAAAATTTCAACGTGGAAGATGGTCGAGTTAAGGTTAGTCCGTTTGATATATTGGTTGACTACGACGTTATTATTCGCGATGGTAGTATTCCTGGTGGTGCTTTTAGTGATTCATGGATACAACTTTTTCAAATAATCTCGCAGAATCCATTCCTCCTGCAAAAGTTTGATATTACCCGGTTATTTAAGTACATCGCAACCAATTTAGGTGCGAAGAATGTAGATGATTTTCAGCTTAGCGCGAATGCTATGCCAGATCAGCAGGTACAACAGGCGGTGGCTAATGGTCAATTAAAGCCGCTTAATTCTGAGGTAACAATGAATGGAGCGATTCCAGGAGGTTAATTTTATTTCCAACGCGCGCGAGATGCGCGACTTTATTAACTCAAATATTTGGAAAGATTTAAGTTACGAAGTCTCACGTTGGTTAGACGATATTAGAAACCAGCTTGAGGTAGAAAATAACTCCGATATTATTAGGAAGCTTCAGGGAAACGCTGAGGCGGTGAATAGATTTTTAAGGCTTCCAGAAGTTTTAGTCGAAGCGATGGAGATAGATCATGGCCGATGAAAATTTCGATTTTAGTTTACTTGAAGGTGGTGATAGTCAATTAGGCGATAGCAGCGAGGGTGATGCGGTCGAGTCGCCACAAGAGCAATCCTCATCGGCAGATGTAGGTTCGGCTTCTAGTGCATCTCGCAGCCAGCCGCAAAGCTCTCCTGCTATCTCAAATGAAGATTATTCGCCGAGAGAGCGTGCATTATTAGATCGAATTGAACAATTAACAGCGGCTACGCATCAAGGCCAACAAATTCAGTCGAGTGATTCACCATTCGAAGCTCAAACGCATAACTTTCTCGATGGATTAGACATAGATGAGGTGCTAAGCTCTGGAGAAAATTTAAATAAACTGTTGCTTAGTGTATATAATCGTGGGTTGCAAGAATCGATACGAATGTCGCGTGATGTTTGGAGTAGCGAAGCTCCTAACATGATGCGAGAGCATATAAATCAGCATATGACTATGCGTGAATTAGTCGATGGATTTTATCGAGATAATCCGGATTTATTAAATGCGCGTAAAACTGTTGGTGCTATTGCTAATGAAGTTTCGCAAGAAAACCAAGAATTAACGTTGGATCAAGTTTTTGCAGAGGCTGCGAAAAGAACGCGTGAAGTTTTAGGTTTGCCGAGCGTCGCGGCGCCAGCGAATAATGGTTCGCAAGAGAGGCCTAATTTACCTCAGCGGCGTAGTCCTGGAAATAGGAGGAACGGTACATCGGCGTTAACTGGTGTAGCGAAAGAAATTGACGATCTTATTGCGGGAGTTTAATATGTCCACATTTACCGCTAGTGATTATGAAATGATCCCGGTAGATTTAGTTGTAAATGTTGATCCAGAGGCGGCATACGTTGAAGTAAAGTTGCCCTATGTTGGTGAATCTGCTGGAGCACTTTACTCGATCAATAATATTGGTACTTCTGGAAATACTGTGCATATTGTAGATCGAGGAGATTCGATGGGATTTGAGTCTGCTGATGATTTGCCGAGTGGTGGTGCGGTGTTGTATTTCTCGAATGGTACTCAGTGGCTTCTCGTGTTTTCTAATGTCGCTGTTTAGCTTCCAGTGATTAAATTTTGTTTCTAAGGAGAAACGCTAATGGCATTCCAAGGTATGCGCGGAACTGGTAACTGGGCAACTGACGAAAGGCCGCTTAACTGGCGTCAAGGCATACTTTATTTGTATCCAAATGGCCGCGCGCCTTTAACTGGTTTACTTTCGAAGATGGGTGAGGAGACTACAACGGATCCTCAATTCCATTGGTGGACAAAGAACCTCGCGACGCAAGGCGGCGTAATGACCGAGCTTTATACAGATGCAGGTATGACTGCGGCTTTAGCTGTCGGTGGTACTGCAGCAGGTACAACCTTGTATGCTAAAGTTAGTGCTGCACTGGCGGGCGAATTTCGGGTTGGTCACCAAGTTTTGTTGCGCGTTTCGACAAATTTGAATGTAGACGTGAATGGAAAAGTGACTGGTGTTACAATTAACGGCGCAAATTCGCAGATCGCAGTAAAGTTGCTGGAAATTGATGATAATGGTGGTGCAGTTAACCTCTCAACTGCGGATACAATTCTGATTATCGGTAATATTAACTCTGAAGGTGCGGGTATTCCATCGGCTATTGCTTACGATCCAGTGAAGTTTTTGAATTACACGCAGATTTTTCGCACACCACTCGATATTACACGTACCGCACGAAAAACGACGCTTCGCACCGAAGATGCGTATAAAGAAGCCAAGCGTGAATCACTCGAACTACACTCGATTGAAATGGAGAAAGCGTTTTTGTTTGGTATTCCAACAGAGAATGTAGGTACTAATGGTAAACCGGAGCGTACAACTGGTGGGTTGACATATGCTGTTAAACAATTCGCGCCGCAGAATGTTGCAGATTACCGAGTTGACCCAATTATAACATCGCCAACTACATGGATTGCTGGAGGCGAAGATTGGCTGGATACAAAGTTTGAATTAATTTTTCGATTTGGCTCTTCAGAAAAAATTGCTTTTGTTGGTTCGGGAGCGCTTCTCGGTATAAATAGGCTGGCTAAAGGTGGAGCTAATGTATTTAATTTTACTCCTGAAACAACATCGTATGGTATTAAGGTAGTAAATTGGGTAACAGCTTTTGGAACAATTTCGCTGTGGACGCATCCACTGTTTAGTTACGATGTAACAACGCGAAATGCGATGTTGATTTTTGAACCAGATATGCTGAAGTATCGATATATCGATGATACTATGTTTATGAAAATGAATACTGAAGAAGTTGGCCCTTCGCATGAGCGAATTGATGGTACAAAAGAGGAATGGTTGACCGAATGTGGGCTGGAATTTCATCATCCGATTAAATTTGGGTATTTAAATGGCGTAGGACTCGATCATCCATAGGAACAAGCGATGACGCTATTAGCGATTCGTAAACAATTTGTGCAGTTTACTGGCCGCTTTGATATGGTGACGGATGACGAAAGTTGGCGCGATAATGGTGCGAACTTTCTCATCCAAACTGGCCAGAAGTGGCTAGATAGGCAAATGGATTTGCCTTTTTCAGAAGGTAAAAGTTATCTCGATTTACCTGCGAATAGTTGGTTCGCAATGTTAGATAATTGCCGGAGCGTAAGGTATGTGTATTTGTCTAACGCTGACGGAAATAGATGGCCTATATCCAGGAAGGACTTCCCGCAACTCGCGCATATGTGCGTGCAAGACCCAGCAAAAGTATCAACTGGAACTCCAAAATTCTATGCGCTTGGGAATATTAATACGCATCCTGAAACAATTGGAACAACTACAATTGCACGATTTGGCCCCGCGGTTACCTACACTGCGGATGGAAATCCATGGGGATTTAATTCAATCATAGTGTCACCGGCGCCGGCGGAGCAATTGTTAATTGAAGTGCAAGGTTTGTTCTATCAGCCTGAACTTGTTGCTGACGGAGACAGCAACATTTGGAGTGAGAAATTTCCATTCGTTTTAGTTTTGGCGGCTTGTCGTCAACTTGAAATTAGCTATCGAAATACAAGTGGAGCGAGTGATTGGGAAAGCGCAATTAATGCAGAGCTACTGACGTTGGGATTCGATTTAGTTGACCAAATTTCTAATGATATTACCCAGATAAAGGGTTAATCATGAGTGAGACACGGACGTATAATCCAGTTACTGAAGGCACGAAGCCTGGTATTAAGGAAGCGAAGGGTAAATACATGGCAGAGCCGAGTATGACTTCGCGTGGAAATACCGATAAGCGTGATGGTGGTAGTTTTATGGAAAGTCGAGCGAAGAAGAATGGGGCAAGTAATCCACGATAAAATTTAAACGCTGGAGAAGGTTATGCCTTACAAGATTCGTAAGACAAAGTCTGGTGATTACGAGGTGCGTTCGCCTAATCAAGTCCACGCGAAGCACACTAGTAAAGCCAATGCTGAAGCGCAGGTACGATTGCTTAATGCAATCGAGCACAATCCCGATTTTATCCAAAAACGCAAGACAAAACACGGGATGGACTGATGATTACGCCTGAAGAACGTGCTGAACTTACGCGCGAAATTACTGAGCATATTTTGCTGCTTCTTCCGGGCGTAATTTCGCACTTAATTAACAATGTTTCAACCATGAAAGGACTGGTAAATCAATTTTACGAGAAAAATAAAGATTTAGTTCCCCACAAGGCGGTTGTTGGGACAGTAATTGAACAGCTTGAAGCGAAATATCCAGGGAAACCTATCTCTGAGATAATGGAGCTCGCGGTGCCGCAAGTGAAGCAATTACTGTCTCAACAGAATCGTGTAAGCTCAGCGCCGCGAATGGGCGTGCAGCAACTCGATAAAGTGTTGGGTGAATTATGAGAGAATATTCGGTGGTGTTTAAGCAAGGTTTAGCGCGAGGATTGCGTACTTCTATAAATAATTCGCGCAACGAGGAATTTTTGTATGTCGCAAAGGGGTGTATACCGGAAGACGGTGTTCTGCAATCCTTGCCGATTTTGTATAACGGATTTGGATTGCCGGAGCAATGCAATTTCCCTTTTCCGCAAGTTTTTGTGCTACGTAAGTTCGTATTGGTATTTACTCAAACAAATATATATGAGCTTCGCTCGTTTGGAACCGAATTTATTTTTTCGAATGCTCCTGCTGGTTGTACTTGGACTGTCGCAGATTTTGGTGATTACGTGCTTTGTTGCAATGGTCGTATTCTTGTTTATCGTGATCCTCAAAGCGGTAATTTTTTAGAATATTTAGACTGCGAAATACCTCCAGGGACGTGTATTTTGAATTTAAATGGGCAGCTAATTGTGGGTTCGCCTGGCGAGGTTGTTGGCTCTAATTTTACTGGGGAATAATTATGCAAATAGAGCGAGAATTCTTTGAACATATATTAAATTGTTTAGCAAACCAAAAATTTATTCATGAGCTAAATCCGGAAATGCGAAGTGAAATTCAAGCCAGCATTGATCGTGTTTGGCTAACCGGTATGGATATGTTATTTAATTCTAAGGATATACCCGATGTGGACCATGCTAAATAATGGTGTTTGTCCACCAGACCCACCTGCGGGGTTTCGATTTGTATCAACTTGTAGCGGTACAGATAACCAGTTAGCCGTGGATAATGCTGGGCGTGTATTTACGTGGGGAACTTCGTCTTATACTTATACAGGGCAAACGCCAGTATCAATCCCTAGTACACCCAATTTTAGCCCGAGTGCTGCTCAGTTTGATGGTAGCGGTAGTGGCTATATGATGTTATATCCGTACCAGGTTGGGAATAAAAGTAACTACATTAAAGCGCAAATTTATGAGCGGCAATTTGTTGCGTTGGATACTGATGGATTTTTATGGGCATGGGGTGATGGCTATTATGGGATTGGCGGGTGGAGTCTAACAGGCCAATACGCAATACATTGGGGACCACCTAAATATTATATTCCTGGTGGTGATATTGCATTAATTCCACAGCAGATAAATGCGTTTACTTGGCTCGATTTCTGTACCGGATATTCGCATATTTTAGCTTTGGGAACAAATAAACGTGCTTATGTTTGGGGAACAGATTATTGGGGTGGTTCGTGGGGTATGCCGAGTTATGCTGCAGGTTCTAAATCGCTTACTCCAATTCTTGTAAATACGCTACCTGATGTAGATATTAAACTTATACATGCTTCCGCAGATAACTGTGGTATAGTTACAGAGAGTAATGTTATTTATATTTGGGGAGAATTTAGTTTTGATAATTTCACGTCTCCGACTATTTTACCGCTTACGCTGCCTAGTGGTATCGTAGTTACACAGATAGTTGTAACTTACGCTGGTGTTCTTGTGTTACTTTCCAATGGTGATTGTTATGCGAAAGGTGAGTCGCTGCAATTTGCTGGGCCACCGGATTATTATTTTGATAATTTAACGCTTATTCCAGGTGGACACCATTTTGTATTTTTAAGTGCTTTTGAATATACCGCAGGTGGTTTGGATACTCAAGGAAATATTTGGGGGTGGGGATACTCAAACTATTTTATTAGTAGAGATGATACGTTTTGTGATGAGGAATCATACTTACCGGGAAGTTTACCAGAATTAGTTGCGTCACCTGCACCTGGAATGGCTACATATACTTGGTTCTCTGTTGGTAATACATCACATGCCGCAATTACATCTGAAGGTAGATGTTTTACTTGGGGTTCGGATTTATGGGGACAGTTAGGTATTGATGGTGATTATTGGGCTAATCCTGACCACCAATGTGTGGCGGTAGAGGTGGCTAAACCAACGTTAGATACAGGCGAATTAGCTTACGAAGCTACTGGCGTAGGTATAGCAGCAATACAAATTTTTATTCCAACGCCGGAACAAATTAGCGAGCATAATCCCTGTGGACATTGGCATAGAGGAGTACATTATTCTGCTGGAGAAACGTTAGATATTCCAGTTTGTTGTTGGGATTTTGCTTTAGATATTAATGGTGCAGATGTAGTGTTGTATGGATTAGGAATAAGATATCCGCATCCATGTATCGCTTTACGATACAATATATCCACACGGATGTGGTATGGACCTTATTGGATTAAGACTAACTTTTACACTTCGCAGTGGTTGGCTGGTGGCAGTATAGATGGTGCTTTTGATGCAGTAATGGCATTTGGTGGGACAAGTGCATTGGACGGAAGTATTTCGAATTATAGAATTAGGATTATAGCTACGCACCATCCAACTGGAACAATTTATGATAAGGAACTTGTTACAAGTGTAGCGCAAGTATGCGAAGGTAAAATCGTAGTAGTGGATGCCACGGGATATGTGGTAGCTTTAGTCGAAACAGGTTCGAGTTTACAGGCACAATATTCTTCGAATAGAGGAAATACGTATTCGATTGGGCATACTTGGACGTTTAGTGGTACATATAAATATGCTAGAATAATCCATGATGGAACAGCGTACTTTGTGGGCCTGTTTTATTTGGGTGGAAATATAGAAATTTATCGTTCGACTGATGTGGTAACTTGGACGCTACAAAGTTCTATTACTGCTCCAGCTGGAGCAACTAAGTTTAATATGTGGTATGATGGTGCAACGCTGTTTGTAATTTGCCACAATAGGCTATTTTACAGTATAAATAGCGGAATGTCTTTTACTACTAGAAATCTTAGTGATACTACAAATTTTGTTGTTGCAGATGGTGCAACTAAATCTGCCACTGCTTTTTATACAGATAGGCTCGAGAATACGCCGGATTATACAATATCTTCGCCGACATGGAATAATTTTCCTGTTGTTCCTTCGATAGATTATGAGTTAAATGATTATACAACCGTGCGTAACTCTGGAGATTTCGTGGTTTATATGCGTGATAATATATTTGTCGCGTCGAGAATTGTTTTGCCTGTATCGCAGACACTTGGTGCGGAATGGGAACTCGTGCAATCGCCGATAGATCATTTTGCATCGAATGAAGAATCATTTTTTGGAAAAGATGATCCTAGGTGGAAGTTTAGTGAACAGCAGGATAAAATCTTGCTTGATCCGCAGTATAGATAGCGAGACAAAATTTAATCACTGGAGGAAAAGTAACAATATGGCTACGCTCCCTAGCAACGAGTTTAAAGACTTAATAGGTCGGAAGATAATTAGTTTTCCTGCCGATGCATTTAAGATAATTTTAATGGCAAGTGGCTATACATTTGATCGTGCGAATCATAATGTATACGCCGACATCACCGCACAGGAGTTAGCTACTGGCGCAGGTTATACTGCGGGTGGACAAACATTGACTGGTGTGGTTATTACACGGGATAATATAAACAATGAAGAACGTGTAACTTGGAATAACGCGAGTTGGTTGGCTACAGGAGGTAATTTAGTTGCGCAAGGAGCAATTATATTTGATGATACAGTTACAGCGCCAGTTGCTGATCCGGTAATTGGATATATAGATTTCGGCGCGCCTACAACGACATTCGATACGGGTAACTTTACCATAGCTAACATTGCTGTGATTTGGTGAAATTATGGCCGAGCCTAATCCGCAGAATAATGTTACATTTAATTGCGATAGAGATCCACCGGCTTGGATTACGCTAAATTTTACAATTAGAGGAGTGATTTTAAATCCGGTATTTATAGCTGCGCCTATTAGAATAACACTTTTGCGTCTTCGAGGCGATATTCCCTATAGCGCGCATTTACGCGAAGGTACTGGAATTTATCTTGATTTTGATCTTCGCGGTGAGTGGGTAATTGAATCAGCGCGGCGAAATTGGGTTGGATGGAGTAAAATAGGCCAGGCGAGCTTTGTATTAGATCGTGTAAATGATGCTGGTTTTCGGCCAATGGATTGGCGTGGGCATGTTTTAGCGCTAAAGCAGTTACAGAACGATGCTATAATTTACGGCACGGCAGGAATAACGCGAATGATCCCGAGCGGACATACATTTGGATTTAGGGATATTCTTCCAATTGGAATTAAAAGTAAAAATGCGGTTTGCGGCTCGTTAGCTGTACACTATTTTATTGACCGAAATGACCAATTTTGGTCACTTACGGATAGAGAACTCAATTTTCTTGATTTTCAAGAATACTTAGGAACATTGCAGAATCCGCAGCTATTTTATGATGAATTTTTGACTCGGGTAATTATTAGCGATGCAGATGCGGGGTTTATTTATACCGCAGCAGGTTTAGGCGGCGGCTACGGAAATTTAACCGCGTATACTTATCTCGAAGGAAATCTGCTAACACAGTCACCGGGAGAAATTTTACAAGATCCACTGGAGTTTGCTACGGATATTATAGATCTAGGTCGTCGCGGACAGAAGACATTGGAGAGTGTGCATGTTGGAACAGACACCGACCAAAGATTATTTCTGGCATACGATTACCGATTTAGCAAATCCAGCCAGTTTGTTTCTACTCCGTGGGTTATTGTTAACCCTTCTGGTGTGGGCTTTCTTAAGTGTGCTGGAGAGGAGTTTCGAGTTAAAATACGTAGTTACTATCTTACTGAGTTTGCTATTGATTATATTAACATTAATTATAAAACAACCGACCAACGATTTTCACGCTCTGCGCTTGTGCCGATAGCGCAAGGAGCATTTGCGGGAGATTTACGAAGTGATACTACAACTTCTACCGGATCAATTGGTAGACGTGTGGCCAGGAATCCAGGCCGGCGTTGAAGAAGTGGGTAGGATTGTTAGTGGAAATTCGAAGTTTATGCCAAATGTTTTAGCAAATTTACTTGCGGGAAAATTTCAACTTTGGGTAGCGTTAAATGAAGCGAGAGAAACTTATGGATTTGCAATAACATGTATTGGAAAAGACCCTTTAACTGAAGAGACTTATTTAAATATAGAAGTGGTGTATGGTTTCAGAAAAGTTACGGATGAAATTGTGTATGAATATTGGGATAAATTAAAGGAATATGCGCTCGCGTATGGATGCGATTATATACGAGCAACTACGAGCGTAGCCCGCGCCGCGGAATTACTTAAGCAAGTTGGTGCTGAAGAACGAAGCCGAAATTATGTTGCGAGGATAAGCTAATGGGCGGTGATAGTCAAGTTACAGTCAGATACGCGCCATATTTAGAGAAGCTTCATCGGACTATATCTGGCATAGACGTAGAAAATGTTGTATTTACGATGACCCAAGCGCTGAATGCAGTGTGGCATAAATCGCCATATACAGAGGGATTTGAAAAAATTAATGTAGATCGAGGATTCTTTGGTGTTATTGAAGGCGACCCAACTTTGCATTATAGAATTGAAGATTTTCCTTCACTTTGGGATATGTTTGGTAAATTCATGGGTGGAATGGATTTACATGTGCTTTGGGGAGATGTATATGAGGATGTGGTGCATGGACCGGAAATTGCAAATACTGTTTCTGCCCACGCGGCACTATTAAAGGATGAATTGGATACACGTGTGCTGCCGCAATTCTTAGGTGGTATGCGCGATATAAATGCAATTCAGTCTACAACGTTTGTTATTGGTAGGGCACTCATTTATGATACGCATACGAAGGCCGTGAATGAATTTGCTGGAAATTTGCGGATTGCAGCGCTGGATTTATCGCAAAGAATGTGGGCTAGACATTTGGATTGGGATGTCCAAGTAATAACTGTGTATACAAATATGTTTAAAGAATACTTTGCAACAAAGTTAGATAATGACGCGCGGCAATTGGAATATGATACGAAAGATTTGCTTTGGGATTTAAGTTTATTCGATCATGCGCGGGCGTATATTGGTGCTTTAAATGGTGCTGCCGCAGCAACGCAACAAACTACACCTATGTGGAAACAGGTATTGGGAACAACATTAGCTATTGCAGGAACGGCAGCTATGTTCGCAGGTGGTGTGTAAACAAATTTTAACCGCTGGAACAAATTATGCAAATTATTGTTCAGCCTACACCTGGACTGGTAAATGAAAATATAGATGACCGAGTTGCCGCGCTATTACAGGCCGGCGCGAATATAACGTTGAATTATGACGACACAGCAAATACGCTAACTATTGTAGGCTCGACTCCAACTACCGGTGCGCCTTTAGGTGCGGAATATATAACAAGTACGGCAGATGCAACATTAAGTGCTGAAAGGGTTCTTACTGATACAGCAACGGTAACTTGGGATAGAGCTACCGCAGGTCAAATAAAGGCTAATGCAAGTATTACTTCGTACACTGATGAACAAGCTCAAGACGCAATAGGAACTATTTTAGTAGACAGCGCGACAATTAATTTTACTTACAATGATGCGACACCTTCGATTACAGCAGACTTAATTCCACCCGCTCAGCCTTATGATTTAGGCTTAACATGGGTTGGAACATTACCAACTTCGCAGATTATGCTTAGGTATCCTTTTCCACGTGCAGTAACGTTCCCATCAGGATTAACTGATTCACGCGGAGTTGCTGCTATTGCAGCTACAGGAGCAAAGGTAATTGATTTACGCAAAAACGGCTCGAATGTTGGTAGCATAAATTTTGCTGCTGGAGCAACTACGGCTACTTTTACTATGGCAAGTGCAACTTCATTTGCTGTTGGCGATGTGTTAACTGTAGTTGCTCCCGCTAGCGCAGATGCAACGTTAGCTGATTTGGGAATATCTCTTGCGGGGACTAGGTAAAATGGCTCTGCGATTTATGGACGGCTTTGACCACTACGCTGCTGGGGACATATCTAAGAAGTGGAATGCGACCGCTGGGCCAATTGTCATCGGGCCTGGAAATGGCAGGCGCGGCACGAATGCGTATCGGACCTCTGGAAGCGCAGGCACACAGTATTGGATTCGACAGGTTTTTGACGCGCAGTCAACATGGATTGTTGGTTGTGCGTTTCGCTGTACGGCGGTTCCAAGTAGCACCACGCTTATCTTGCTCTGGCAAGATGGCAGTACGGACCAGTGCGGTTTGAATTTTAACGGGGCAGGGACGTTAAGTGTGAATCGTGGCGGCACGATGATTGGCACAACGACCAACGCCTTATCGACGAACACCTATTACTACATCGAGTGGCGACTGGTTATCAACAATACCACTGGTCAAGCAGAAATCCGCGTCAATGGGACGACGTGGCTGAATCTAACAGGGCAAGATACACAAAATACCAGCAATGCGACTGCAACTACGTTGCTTTTTGGGAATATTAATACGCTGAATAGCCTCGGGAATGCGGATTTTGATGACATCTATATCTGTGACGGGACTGGCTCCGCTCCGCACAATACCTTTCTCGGTGATTGTCGCGTCGATACATTATTTCCAAATGCTGAGGGCAGTACGCAGCAATGGACACCCAGCACAGCTGGTACGCATTATACCCTTGTAGATGAAACCGCACCAAATACGACGGATTATGTGAGTAGTATTACTCCAACTCAGCGTGAGTTATTTGGTATGCAAGATTTAACTGTTATGACAGGAACTATTTATGGTGCGCAATCTTGCTTAGCAATAATAAAAGGCGATTCGGGAAGCCGAGTAGTGCGAAATGTAGTACGTTCTAGTTCATCCGATTCGCTCGGCTCAAATACTTCGCTAAGTACAGGGCAATTATATCAGCTAAGTATTCACGCAACTGATCCAGCAACTTCAACAGCCTGGACTGAATCTGGCATTAATAATGCACAAGTTGGCGCGGAGGTAGTGTAATGGCACTGCGCTTCATGGATTCCTTCGATCATTATGCTACTGGAGATTTAGCAGAGAAGTGGACCTCAAATGCTGGTGGCCATACAATCAGCGCAGGTACAGGCAGGCGTGGAACTGCTGGACTGAAAGGTGGCGGTGGTCTCTTCAAAACGCTTGATAATCAAGCCACCTGGATTATTGGTTTTGCTTTTCGCCCAAAAGGTGCCTTTTCTGGGCCAAGCACTATTATTAGACTGAGAGACACCGGCGTTGCTCAGATAGATTTATCGCTAAATACAAATGGAACATTAAGCATTTTACGTGCCGGTTCGGTGGCATTGACAGGCGGTTCTTCGACGCTTAGCTTGAGTATAGATGTCTACTATTATATTGAGTGGAAAGTGACTATCGCTGATAGTATCGCTGCAAATTCGTGTGTAGTTCGTGTAGATGGCGTCGATTGGATTACCGTTGCTACTGGCCAAGATACGCAGCAAACGACAAATGCTTTTGCTAATGAGCTCGCGATTGTAAATGGTCCCACACAGGCCGCAGATTTTGACGACTTGTATGTACTTGATGGAACAGGCAGCGCGCCACATAACAATTTCTTGGGCGATTGTCGAGTAGACGCATTACTGCCGAATGGAGATGGCTCAAACAGCGCCTGGACATTAAGCACAGGAAGCACGCACAGTACTTTAGTAGATGAAACAGCGCCTAATGATGACACTGATTATATTACTACATCTACCGCAGCTGCACGCGATTCTCACAACTTTACCAATACGCCGACCATGACTTCACCTACGGTGTACGGTATTCAGCATTGTATCAGCGCGCGCAAAGATGACGCAGGTACGCGGCAAATTAAGTCGCTTTTGAAGAGTGGCGCAACAACAGTAACTGGAGGTACCACGTACACATTAGCAAGCACATACACATATTATCAGCAAATTTATGCACAAGATCCAAACACCACAGCTGCGTGGACAACAACCGCAATTGATGCACTCGAAGCTGGTGTGGAGAATCAGTAGTGGCTAGTCGTGTTACACAAAATGTAGTTGAAGTTTTAAGCACAACAACACCAGCTGCGCGTGTAACTCAGCAAGCTATTGAAGTATTACGAACTGGAACTGCTGCAGCGCGTGTAACGCAAAATATTATTGAATCTTTAGCTACATTTGTAGTTGACGCACAGCTTTCGCAAGTAGTTTTAGAAGTTTTAAGAACCGGTACTGCAGTGGAAGGTCAACTTTCGCAGGTAGTTTTAGAAATATTACGCGCTAATGGCGCGGAGGTACCTTTACCAACTGTGTCGGTGCAGCCGCATATAATGGTGGTAACTTGAGTGAGAAAGATGATTCGGTCAAACCTACGCCTAAAACGACGCTGCAGCTTATGATATTATATCCGACTTTACTTCTCTCACTTATTGGCGCAGTACCAACGGTTGTAAAGGAAATTAAGGCTTGGCATTTAGGTGTCGAGGCGGCTAAATTACCTTTAATTCAAGAGCAAGATGAGCTTTGGAAAAGAAATTTAGATTGCGTAACACAAGCTGCATCTTGGGAAGTGGATGGACCAAAGAGAATGACGGTGAAGGTAACTTTGTGTAAAAGTACCGGAGATGCACTTCTGCGATATTTTAGAAATGATTGGCAACCAACTTATCGCTGGGTTAGAGCACCAGAGAAATGGGCTAAGGAATAGCTATGGCACTTCCACAACGCGGTGTGGCATATTCATTTCGGATAAGTTTGCTCGATGCAGCTAATCCAGGGCGGATTAAGAAAACACCGACTATTGTAGCTGGAGATTTTAAAATAAGTATAGATGGAGGAACACTAAACAATTTAGCTACGCTGCCTATTGAAGTACCAGTAAACAGCGGTTGTATTACGGTCAGTTTAAGCGCAGCTGAAATGCTTGGAGATAAAATACAAGTGGTATGGAGTGATCCCGAATTTCAGTGGGGCGATGGATACACGTTCTTTGATGCACCAACAAGTATGTTAACTACAGCGGATTTAGCCGCGATAGGTAATTTCCAAATGGCTGAGGCATACGCTGCGGATGGAGTTGCGCCGAGTCGCGACCAGATGCAATTTATGCTTTGGGCAGCGCTTAGTCAATTTGTGATTCAAGGAACAAATATTAATGCAAAGCGATTAGATGGAACAACAAATGCAATGATATTTAAGATGGATAATCCCAATAATCCTACGCAGAGGATTAGAACAAGTTGATTAAAGAAATTATCAGGCGAATTGGCGCGCCGCAATATGTAACTACACACGGATTTTTAAGCGCATTAGCTACAAACGTTGTAGCCGAGGGCGCGCCGATCCAAATTGACTTTCGGCTAGAATTTTTAGTTCACATTACCATACCGGTAACGGTAGCTACACCGCCTATATCTTTAGATTTTGGGTTACGTGGGACAGGTATTGTTGAACAGGCGGATGTAGTTGTAAGTAATAGTTACATAATATTAAGTTTTGAACTTTTTGGTGAAGCACTTGTACCACCTATTGTATTTTTAGATATGCAAGCAAATTTGAGTTTAGATGCCGAATTTAAGGCCAACATAAATACCGAATACGCCATTAAAACTCCAGTGGAATTAGAAGAGGAAGTAGCACATGCTAGAATTACGTAGATTAGACACGGGTGTAGTACTTCGGTGGAAGGTATACGATGACATAAACGTAGCAAATTTAAGTACAGCTACGGTGAAGCAAGTAAATTTTAAACGCCCAGATAGTACAACATTTGCTAAACCGCTAAGTTTTGAAACGGATGGCTCGGATGGTGTAGTTATGTATGTTGTGGAAGATGGTGTGCTAAGTATGAGCGGGGTTTATACGTGGCAATTATATATAGAAATTCCGCCATATAAAGGTCGAAGTGATAGAGGCGAAATATTAGTGGAAGAAATTATCTAAACAAAATTTAAACGCTGGAAATTAAATTTCGAACCTGGGTTGTTCATAAGGGTTACTCACAGGTGGCGAAGTTTAGTCGGAGGATTGTTAGTAGGGGGTTAACCGAGTGCGGCTTCCGCCGGGCGGCCCTCGGAGGTAACCGAGCGTGGGAAAGGCGGAAACAAATTTTAACCACTGGAAGGAAATTTCCAAATGCCAATAGATCCTAACACCGGGCAATTTTTAGCAACTTATCCACCATCAGGTGTTTCGCCAAGGGATGATTATTTAGTTGATGCGCGATATGGAACGCAAATATATCGTGGGCCAGAACAAACAATTAATGGTGTGACGTATAGACCTGGAGATGTACTTCCATATGTAAGTGAAACTCGCGCCGCTCCGACATTTTTGGCCGGCGGTAACATGCAGAATATTGGGCAATTTTTAGCCAATGTTGGTGCGGAGTTAGATCCACGAGGATTGGGCGGAGCGATTGGTCGGAGTGCAGTTAATTATAGTCAATCCAAGGCAGCGCAGGGAGCGTATCAAGAACAATCGCGGCGCCAACAAGATTACAATAATAGATTGTTTCAAATTTTGAGCCAATGGGGCCAAATTGGTCCCAAAGGACAGATGGGTCCAACTTCGGTTAAAGCTAACGATGATCGCTCGTTTACAATTCAGGGAAATTTAGCGAATGAACCTAATGTACAAGTCGCGGGTGAAGGAACTGTAACTGATATGCCAACAGCGCCGGCTAAAGGTCGCCAGCCACAGCCCGTTGGACCAACGCAAGCAAATCCGCAAGGTGGTTATCAGGTAGGTGGAAGATTTTATCCTAGCAGAACAGGTGTAATTGGAGAAGAGATGACTGTTGGTGGTCAAGCGCCTAGACAATTACCACCAGAAACTCGCCCAGGTGGACGCGAATTATTAACTGGTGAGCCGCAAGCACCACCACCTGCTGCAGTAGCGCCGGCACCCGCACCGCAAGCAACAACAATTATAAATCCGCCAAATATTCCTGGTTTTCAACCAATTACACCACCAGCGACTAATTTTCTGCGCGCGCCTACGGATCAAACGCAGATTATTCAGGGCGGTGGTGTAAATCTACCTGCAAATACAGCGGCTATAGCACCAACACCGCGGCAACGTTCGCAAACTATGTTTGATTTAAGGAACTTCGTCCCTTTTTAGCTGGCCCGACGGAAGGTGGTGGCGTACCTGTCGCCGGGCTAACTCCAGCACAAGTAAATGAAGTTGCTAATCGAGACTTGAATATAGAACGCTTGCGGCAAACTAACGTAGCTAATTTGGTTGGCACTGCAAACACTATGTCGGAGATTAATTTACGTGAAGCTACAGGCGAACTAACTGACGCGCAGGCGGAATTTTATCGCCAACGTGCAATTAACGCAGCTGGTTTGGATAAAGCACACCTAGATTATTTGAAGGCTGAAGCGGATAAATTAAATGCAACTAACCCTGGTGCTAAAGCAGCGCAGGATGCTACAACGCGTTACCATAATGCTTTAGCAAAATATCAAGAGTTTCAAGTTACGCAAGCTGAAAAATTGGGTACATTGCCGTATGATCTCGCGAAAGCTAATCTGGAGAAAGTGCAGCAGGAAGTAGAGCAAGGTAAAATGGAGCATACGCTTACATTTCCTGATGGTACAGTAATGCACATGAATACGCCACAGGCTGTCGAGCTATTGAAGACTGGAATGGCGATTGCTGCACGCGGGCAATTAACGCCAGCAGAACGCGCGGCTAAAATACGCCAAACCTACGAAGATATGCAGAAAGATGAAATGGAAGCGAGCAACGCAGAATCTACCATTACACTTACGAAAAATAAAAATGAGGATATATCTGGTCCGGCGAGAACATATAATTCACGCTCACGGGATTATTATGTTTATGTTCCGCAAAAACCAGGCAAACTTCCCTGGTCTGCTGCGAACAATGTTAAAGTGCCCTTGCCGATTCGACCTGATATTACTTCAGGTATTACGCGACGTATGACCGCACAAGAAGCAACTATACTTTGGCGCAACCCGCAATACAATCCGCAGGGATTAGAGTGGCGTGAGTTTATTAAATTTCTCTACAATGAACTGCGTCAGCCAATTCCGAAGGAAATTGCGGATTAAAATTTAAACGCTGGAAATTAATTTCCGAGATCCCCGCTTGGGCCACCAGCAGGCCCATTCCGATGGGCGACTACCAAATGAACTGTTGGAGGGTTAGAAGGATCACGAGCCGCCGACAACCATTTGCGTGGCGCGGGCCTCGGCTATAGTAGAATAAACTGTTGGAACCTCTAACAAACAGGGTTTGGTTTTATGGCCAATATAATGAATGTGCCAAGTTTAGAAGATGTAGTATTTGGTAAACTAAACGCCGGTACTAGTATATTAGATGATCCGCATGCAATGCAAGAAGAAGACCTCGTTAATTCTATGCTGTATGCTCGTGGGCAAAATAAAAATGTTTCTATTCCAGAACCAGAAGCACCAAACTTTTTTAGTTTAGCAAACGTGTTACCTAGCGCTAGACAACCGTTAGGTGGTGCACGATATATACCTGGTGTTGAACCTGGATTACAAGCTCTAACTGGACTCGCTACTACTGCAGCGGGTGGCGTCGCAAGTGCTTCGAAATATATAGCTCGATTAGCTTATGAAGGTGCTAATGCGTTAGGACGTGGCGAAGGATTAGTTACAGTTGATCCAACGATGCTTGAAAGCGATATTGCTCCGCTTGAATATTTACAGAAGAATTTTACTTATCAACCGCGTGTTGGCTACCAAAAGGTCATAGGCGAAGTTGCAAACGCCCCGCTAAATCTCTATCATTACATACAAGCTGGCGTAGAAAATAAAGTACGGCAAGCGGGCTATCCAGGCCTAGCTTCTACCATTGGTGGCGCTATGGAAATAGCGGCTTTATATTTAACCGATAGAGTGCTTAGAGTATCGCATAGAAGTGCGGCGCGCTACGTAAATGAACTTACATATGCAATGCGTATAGATGACATGGAGAAAGCAGCACAAATAGCCGCCGAATTAAATAAGAAAATTTCCCCCGAAGCAGTTGATGCAGCTAAACAGCGTGTTAATTATCCATCTGATAGAGCCGGCTATGCACGCGATCCGCTAACGGGACAAAGTCAGCCTATTAGAGTTTCACCGGAATTTCCACAACCTGCACAGGAAGTTAATCCGCTAACTGGTCAGGGAATGCAAGCGCCTGTTAATCCATTAACTCAACCTGTTGTACCACCTGCAACTGCTCCAGTTGCACCTACGCCTGCTGCTGCACCTGCGCCACCTCCGCCAATATATAATGCTTCACAAATATTAAATAATTATGGTGTTTTATTCGACGTTATTAGACTATCTGAAGGTGGAAATATACCAGCACTAGAAGTAAGCAATGCAATTCGTAGTCGAGTTCCAGCTACTATACCATCGGCAGATTTAGATAGGATGGTGGTACAGGCTCGTGCTGAACGTGGATTAGGCCCAGCAGATGAAGTTGTAGCTAGAACAATTCCACAAGCGCCGACGCCACCACCTACGCCAATACAATCGGTAACTCCACCACCCTCGCCTGTAACGCCTACTGCGCCACTTACATCTGCTCAAACTGTTACACCTGGGCCGGCGCCTCAAACTCGGCCTCCTTTACCACAAACTATTGGTGAAATGCGCCAGCGTGTAGCTGCGGCAACAACATTGGATGAAGCTAGGAATATAGTTCGAGAGTATTATGCTGAGCCGTTGGTAAATCAAGTTTTGCGTGAAGAAGGTAAATTACCTCCAGAAGAACCACCAGGCACGCAGCCTGTTATACCTACGCAACCAACTGCGCCTACGCCTACGCAACCAACTGCAGCACAACAAACATCCGAAGAAGCTTTTGCTGAAGGATTAACACCTCCCGCTCCGC